CCACTCCCAGTAACGCACTGCAGTCCCTGTAAACCAATCAATAAAACCGCCAAGAGATTCATAATACCAATCCCAAAATCCTTGTAGAGTATTTAATACCCATTGTTGGAGCCCTTCTTCGACCGAATTTATCCATTCACTAAACCCTTCTTCGGTTTCTTCAAGCCAACCCCATAGATTTGAAAGGGCTTCTTTGAAGAAATCAAACTCTCCACGAATATCAAAAAGGTCCTTAAAGAAACTTTGGATCTCTTGGAAGAGTGCTTGCCAATCAATTTTTTCAATTGAACCAATTAGGTCTTCTACTCCAATATCGAACTCAGTCGGGATATCAGGCATCGGTAAGTCTAAATCAGGGAATTGGTCAAGCATATCATCTGCGGCAGTTCCGGTAGGATCAGGTACCTCATACACTTCATCGAATGCAGCGAGGAACTTGTCAAATCCGTCACCACCTTTTTCAGCACTTTCTCCTGCATCCTCGGCAGCATCCCCAATCTCTGTGATACCGTCAGCGACGTCTCCAGGATCTTGTTCCCACTTGGGATCAAATCTCTCGAAGGGAGCAAAGGCCTCAGAAATCTGTGCTTGTGTGCGGTTCAACATTGCACCTAAACGATCACCAAACATAAACAACGCCGCTAGTGCTGCAATAACTAACCAAATATTCTTTGCTAAGAACCTAAATGCCATACCCAGGTATTTAACCGCGTTTGCAATTGCCCCTGCAAAAACTAGTCTGTAGATCCAAGTTACTAGTACCCTAACTGCTGATGCGGCTGAGTAGGCAATTAGTAAACTCATTATGGATGCAACTAGTGCTCTAACGGCGGGTGTAGCTTCAGAAGCTCTCCTAACTAGATCAGCAATACCTTGTGCTAAACGTGCAACAGGAGGCAATACCCGTGATAGTGCTGAAATTAAGAATAGTAGTGCATCGCGAAATACCGATACAAGAGCTTGTCCAACAGTTTTAATCGCGTCCCAAATAGCATGCATGGAAGCTAAGAACGTTTTAAATTCTTCCCTTAATCCAGGAGGAAACAGCAATGCAATAAACCTGGGACCGAACCCAAGTAACCCTTCTCTAAGAGCAACTAACCAATTCAACATATTTTCCAGAGTATCTGCCCACCGCTCGAATAATGGACCCGCAAGCAATCCAATTGAGTCCGCAAGGGTTTCCATGAAGTCTGACCATCGGGCTCTAACCGTTTGTGCTCCATCTACCGCTGCCTCAGCGTAATCTTCTAAACCGAGCATGATAGCCCTAAAAGCGGTTTCACCAGGTATAGCCATTCGGTTGATTTCCAATAACTCTTCTTTGGTAAGTCCGAGGTGTTCTTGCAGCATAGGTCCTACATCGATACCAGCACGAGTTAAGGCCCTCAACTCTGACGTGGACAAAGCGGTTGCTGTTGCAATCCGGCGCATCGTACTCACGATCTCGTTAAGCGGCCTCCCTGTCGCAGTTGCTGTACCAGCAAGAATTTGCATTGCGGACTCTGTTTCTTGTATGTTCATTACACCAGTGAAATACAGGTCGCGAAATGCGTCCGTCATTTGTCTAATGGAATACTGGGTATCCAGAGCCCAGTATCTCATTGAGTGGGCGTAATGCCTTGCTTGCCTTTCTGTAGCATTCAACAAGTACTCAAAGGATATCGCAGCTTCCTGGAAAAGTAAGTTCAATTCGTAAGCTGCGCCTATCAATTGTTCGATACGCTTCAAGAGCATGTAGAAAGTACGAGCGATCAAGATACCAGTAATAACTCTTGCAGTATCCTTGATGTAACCCCGTACTGCCCAAGTAACACGTTGTGCTTTCTTGCGACTCGCTTCCATACCTTCTTGAGTTCTACGGGTAGTTCGTGCGGCCTCTTCTCTTGTGGTACGACCAGTCTCTTCCGCTTGATCGCCTAAGTCCCGCATCGCCCGGCGACCTTCCTCACCAACGCCTTCTTGGATAGTATGTCCAAGCTCACGAGCGTCGTCTCTTGCCTGTCCTAAGGGTTGTGAGACATTGACTTGTGATAGCTGTTGTAATCTGCTCACAGTCTCAGAGGTTTGATTAGATAGTCGACTTAACTCCCCACTTAATTGTTGTACGGTTTGAATAAACTCTCTAAAACGTCCAATCAAGGGGAACGACGCGTACAGTTGAGCTAAAACACCAACGGTAGCTATTGCTCGGGTCTGTAGAATCATCATTTGGACGGCAGCTGTTCTTATAGCAGCGTGAAAGGCAGTAAGTCTAGCAGTTATGGATACTACATATCTACGAAATGACCCAAAAGAAGTCCTTAAAGCAGTTATCCTCTCATGTGTTGAGGTCATCCTTTTGTTAATACTGGAAAGACCTCTCCAAAATACCGCAATACGATTGTTAGTTGCTGTGAATCCTTTATACAATGGAACTAAACGATCACGCATGTGTCCGAATGCTTTCCACAATACTCGTAACCGGTTAGTAGTATTTACAATTCCCTTCCAAAACTCGCGTAAAGTACCTGTAACAACGATATTCCATAAATCAAAGTTTTTAAGTGCGGCTGTAACTTCGTGGTAAGAAGTTGCTAGCTGACTTAAAGAGGCATGTAAACTCGTTATTTTTGTAGTTTTTTCACCTGCACGCATTCCCGAACCATCGAATGCAGTTTCAAGTCTCTCTGCTACTGCTGAAATATTGGCTAAAGTGTCTTCGTCAGCCCCCTCACCCATGCCAGCAACGGAGGTCCACATTGTAGAAAATGCAGAACCTGTTCGCTGTGCGTGGGTAGAGAGACTTTCGAAAGCTGAAGTCAACGTAGGTATTTCGCCTGCCAATAAGTTAACTAAAGTACGACTAACCCCAAACTTCTCACTGAGATTGGACATGGCAGCGGAGGCAGGTTTAGCAGACTCTGCAATACGATCGACACCCTGGCTCATGGCTTGTGAGATAGCTGTACCCGTGGTGTGTGCAGTGTTACCTAATTGTTTGAGGGCCTGATCGGGTCTACCTGAGATAGCCTGTTCCATCTCTACTGCCATATTTTCTGTTTTGCGTACTGCTTGTCTTACGCCTTTACCGAACCGACCAGTTCTCAGTGACAGTTCGGCAAATAGACCACCGACTCTTTGCAATTAGTAGGCCCCCTTTCTAAAATAGGTTAACCTGGTCGATGTATGCCAATGGGTCTGATTTTCTTCTTGCTTTGCCTTTGCCTTTTCCATCATCTGAGTCATTAACCTCCCCGTGCACAGTTATCAGTGCTGACAACTTTCGAGGGGTTGTTGTCCAAAAAACCTCTTCAGACATATTAAGGGTGACTGTGCCCGCGTAGTATAACACGGGCCAGTCCCACCCATCATCTACTTTTTCGGACTTTTCTCCTCGAAAGGGCCTGCACCGTCCTGTGCGGCTTCCTCAGTAGGCAGCGCCGACTCCAAGGCTTGGCCGAGAGTACCAGAAAGAGAAGGAAGATCCTTAATCTCAATCCAGCTGCCGACTTCTTGTGGTGTAATATCGGGATTAGTATGCAGGAGGCCGCTCCACAGGATAGCCCGAAGTGCTTTAATACTGCCTTTTTCGAGACCTTGCATAGCTTCCTCGATATTCCCATACATATCTTCAAGTTCGGCGAAGGCATTCAAATCGAATTTCAAATACCTGGTCTCACCTCCGAGCTCGATTGCAATGCCTTTTGTCTTAACATCTTTTACATTCGCCATGTTTCCACCCCGTCAAATAATAGTTTAAAACCCCACCGGAGATAAACCGGTGATTAGTCTTCCAAAGTACTAGTTGTAAACCAGTTAGTTGGAGAGAAGTTCTCGTAATCTTCATCTCCGGAAATGTAGTACTTGTTGTCGTAGTCTCTACGGGTAAAAGCACCGGTAATGGTGGGTGTTTGATACTCGATGGAGTCTCCACGAGTTTCATAAGTTTCTTCTGGTACGATCAGCTTACCTTTGAGTAACCAGATGTAACGGTAGTTACCATTTGACTTCAGTGCCTTAAACCCAATAGCCAACCAGGGAGGTGTGTCCTCAGATTTACGCTCCAGAATACCACTGTCCTCGTTGAACGTGTGTCCCAACAAGTCAGCTTGGACATCCGGGGGCAAGTCTGCCATCTCCAACTCAAGTTCGATATCACCTAACGTAGACGCAACTTCCATCGGTCCATCGTCGGCGAACAACGTCTCGGTCGAAGCATTCGGGTTGATACTACCGGTCACAGCTCCAACCAACTGTTTCGGGGATTGGTAATCCAGACCGTCGTCGATGTCATCTTGATCTAAGATGGCATAATGCACATCTCTCAAACCAATTCTTACGCCTCTAGCCATTGATGTTGTTCCTCCTTTCAGTCTCTTTCGGTTATTATAACCATATTAAAACCATACAAAATCCTTGCATTGTCATCCACACGCAGTTTGAAGGGTGTTTGTATTGCATTCATAACACCCCATAACTGCAAACCGACTCCTCTTGCGTCAATTATACCCTCTGGAACATCTAATACATTATAGATACTCCATGCCTTACGTCGCGCCCAATCCGGATCTTCTCTACTAGCCCTTACAGCAACTTGGAATCGTCTCTGTGCACCTTGTGCCTGGGGAAGTGATCCATCGCCTGCATACTCTTGTAGTGCTACGACTTGATCAGGACTGTCAGGGATATAATCCCTAAAGATGTCCTCCCCGTCGGCCTGTACAATACCTTGGTAAATAAGGTAGTTGGCGATGTTTAGTAACATATCAGTCACTAAAACCAACTCCTTCTAACGCAGCAGCTACACCGTAAACAAGTGCGTCGATAAATTCACCACGGGATGCATTTAAAGGATCTTCCAAGAACTTAGTCTTGCCAGACTGAAGTGTAAGACCAATTCCTTCATGGATATCAACAATATACTCTGATACCATGTCACCACTCTCAGGGTTCCGTAGATCAGTTTCAGGTCCTGCATACCCAAACGCCGACTTCAACTCTTCTCCACCTGACTGCTCTGTAGCAGGAGTTACATAAACAGTGGATGCTGCCGTACCTGTATTCCTTGGAATCTCTCCCAAGCTTCTATCCAATACTGCCTCAGAGAAAGCGAACATGGCCTCAGAAGCACCTTCTAAAGCACGAGTTCTGACAACCTCTAAGTTTTGTGCGAGTTGTCGGATCGACCTACGATCGAATTCCAAATTACCTCCTGCCATTACAGATACACCTCCACGTAATCCAACTCACCCCTACTGTCGTAGTGATCTTGGACGTTTATGATACCTGGCTGTCTGCCATCAGGTAGAGTTACACGATAGTTGTGTGGCTTATTCGTTATCGTCAAACCACAATCGCGCGCGTTAGTACCAGAAAGAAAGATAGTGAGGCTGGAGACAACTTCCTCGCCTTCCAAGTTACGGACCATCCTAACTTCACCGGAGACATAACAAGGGACTACAACGGGATCGTGATACAAAACTCCACCTCTACCGTCTTGCCTCCAATAGGCTTCGACGGATACCTGGTTCAGTAATGATCTAGCGACCTGTTTGTCCATAGTCTCCAGCCCCCTTATTATCCATCAGCCCGCGTCCAAACGCGGGTGGACGGAGGTGCCTTTCTGTTTCGTGGGATATCCCACCTAACGCAGCGGCTCTCCTGCGAAGCTCTGCCGCTAGTTCTTTGTAGGCCTGGGATCGCTGACTCGCATTTAGCCACTGAGGACCTAAGCGGTAATCAGCTTCCCTGGCGAACTTACGTGCAATAGCTTCACAACACCTGGCGGCTGCTCCAATCCAGTTGGCTTCCATAGATACAGCATACTGAATTTCTTCGTCTTGTAGGAGTTGCCAATTCTCATCGGTATCCCCTATTTCAAAACGAATTGCATCTATTTCACTACCTTGTGGATTGCCGTGGTAACTCCAGGTCATTTAAATCACCCCTGTCTTTGGGTAGCAGCCGTCTTAGGCGGTGTTTTAGTTTGAGTCTGTTTTGGTTGTTGTTGCTTTTGCAGCTCCTGTTTCTTCCGATCCGCGATAGGCTTGCGGAAACTTTCCACTATGTGGCGGGCCAAGTCTCCGCGAGACTCAACCCGCCTTTCCGCGACCATTTGTCGGATACTCTTAAAACTCCTTGGGTTCACATCCATTTGGAACCCTCCTTACTTACAGAGATGCATCGTCTACAGCGTTTTGGAAGAAGACACCGAGATCGTCAGCGACTACCCTCAGGTCGAAGGCCATTTCGCCTTCAATTCTTTCGGTACCTTCACCGAGCCAAGGCATCGGGATACGCATAATCCTGTTGCCGTAGGCGGCGGCGCCCATGAGACCTTGCCATGCGAAGATGTAGCCAGCACTGGGGGTCTTGAGTCCAGGGCTGTTTGGTACGTAAGCCAATAGAGCGTGGTTGCCAAGCAGGAAGTCAGTGTCTTCACTAGCTCCCCTACCTGCACTATTCTTGATGGCCCAGCCAACTACCATACGCTCGATGTCAAACAGACCAGACAGGATATCCGTAGTAACGATACCCCTCTGAGTAAACACGATACGAGACAGGATATCATCGTGGTTCCTGAGCTGCTCGTATACGTTAGCACCCAGAACCATAACGTTGGGTTTGAATCCGGTTTCGCTCGCTATTTTAACCTTAGCGGCAGTCACATCCTCAATAGGTGTAGAACCGGACTTATCCCACTTCAGGAATTCCCCTGAGCTGGGGCTGGAATCGACACCAGTCCAATCACTACCCCACACACCAGTAGGAAGTACTTGCTCGCCCACTCGTTCTCACGCTTCAACAGAAGTTTATGTGTAATAAACTCAGTAGAATCGATATCCACATTCAGTGGCTGATCCTGGTTTACACGATCCTCCTGCGTTACGTTCTTGTGGTAAGCGTACTTGTGACAGAAGTACTCTTGAGTCTCGATTTCGTACATTCCGCCAGCACTTTCAGTAGCAGGGGCTCTCTTCATTGCTTCATCCCTTAACCAGTCTTCCTTCTTATACTTGAAGTACAAGTCGGACTGCTTCTGGACTGGTACTACAGGGAACACCTTGTCCGCGACAAACATTTCAGTATCTTGCATATACGCAACACTGATGTTTGTAAGCGGCTTGTCAATATGCACCATTTGTCTTGTGGGTTGCGGCATTCTACAAATTCACTCCTTTCTAAAAGTTAGGGATTATCCTTTATCCCCAGTTGAAGTTAACAACAATGCGAACAATTCGTCGTCGCCACCACATGCAGTTAAAGCAATACCGACTACATGGTTTGCGCTGTCCGTAAATTTACCATCAGAGGCAACTGCGACAGTTTCGCCGGCGTTGAATGAAGAATCACCCACTGCAAATGAGACACCGGTCTGCATGATCCTGATAGGCTCGTTCAGATCAGAGTCAGCAGGCATTTGGGCTACACCGGCGATAGGATTCTCGTTTGCGCTGGCTTCTTCCGCTTTACCGTCGCTGCGGACTTTCACAGCAGTGAACTGTGTGATGTCGCCGTGGCTTTCCAACGTATAAGCAAAGCCTGGGATTTCGTATGCCATAATCTAAAAACCTCCTTTGACTAATTTGTCGCTACAGGATTATGCTCCCTGAGCTTCTTTTTGGTACTCCTGGTATAACTCCGGACGCATCTTCATGACTCTCTTGACGGCTTGTGCTTCTGACATCGAGGAATCATGCTTCATGAGTTCCTTAGCTTCTCTGTCAATCTTAGCCCAAGCATCGCCTCCGTCATACTCTCCGGAGCCGCCCAGTTCCTTAAGGATTTGGCTATTCTTGCTAACCATTTCCTCAGCGGCCTTCAGTACAGCTTCAATAACTTCGTAGTCCTGCTTGCTGGTGTCAGCAATTCTCTTCAGGACAGGTCCAACTTCGTCCGCTTTAGTAATAACAGTCGGGAAATTCTGCTTAGCTTTGGTGATGTAAGCATTTTCCAACTGTTGCTGCTCCAGCCTCTTAGCCAATTCATTTGCTTCTTTGGCCTCACGCTGGCTCTCCTCAACTACTTTGCGAACGCTTTCGGGCATGTTCTTCCATACTTCATCCGGGATGCGATTTTGGAACTCCTCATCCTCATCCTCGTCGTCGTCGTCCTCGTCGTCGTCGTCATCACCGTTTGCCTGCTTGAGAGCTTCAATAGCGGCTTCCCGCTCTTGCTTTTCAACCTCGTAAGACAGAATCAACGGTGTGTGACTGTTTTCGTCCAAGGACTCCATAGCCTTAGCTATGGCTTCGATTTGCTCACCAGTAAGTTCGCCAACACGCTTTTGTAACTGCTCGTCCGCATGCTGCTCAGCGAACTTCTTTACGTCAAATTGCGGCATATTGTCGTTCACTCCTTCCTTTGAGAATAACTTTCTAAACATGTCAAACAACTTCTCTAAACCACCATTATCTGCAGTAAGGGTTACATTGTCTCCGTAATCCGAGTTATCCCCCCTTTCACCATCATCCCCGTCGCGCTTAAATAGTGCAACTGAAGCGCCGGGGTTATCCCCTTTGTCCACTAGATCGACTCTGTCGATCAATAGGTCCTTCAACTTCCTAGGCACGTACTCACCTCCTTACTCATCTGCTGAGGTATCCACTGTTATTGTCAATTCACTAGTATCACTTGAGCTCACACCGTCGTCGCTATCGGAGATCGCGGCAGTGATTGTGGACTCCTTGTCAACATCGTCGGAGAAAGTTACTGTAATCGATGCTCTACCTTTTGAGGTAGTCTCGACTTCGATACCAGCACCAACGAAGTCTGATACATCACCTTTGTTTACAGCATCGATATCGTCCGCCTCGAACGCAGTTGTAAATGTTACCGGGATACCTGCTAACTCTTGATCCAAGGTTGCTGTGTAAATCGCCTTCTTAGGCTCATTATCACTCTCAACAGTTTCAGGTCCCGTTAAGGTGACCTCTGCTGCTTCTTCCCGTACAGTGACGTCTATCTTCTTGTCGTAACGGATACCGTCCAACTCAAGAGTTAACGTTTGTTTACCTGTCTCTTCCAAAGTTATCGCCTGAGTTGCAGCTCCGTCACTAAACGTGACGTCATTATCAAATACGACACCAGAAGTACCTTCATCCTCGTTATCGCTAACGATTTTTACAGTCACAGCTCCATCGAGCAGTGCACCGTCGTCACCGACAGCATCAGAGAACTCCATATCGAACTCCACGTTGGCAATTATCTGCTCTGGCACAGTAACGTCGACTCGTTTTGCACCGAGCTGGAACATCTCGAATACTTTATACCACTTCTTCCATAAAGTTTCGCGTCCCATGAACCGCCACCATTTGTAATACACTTGCTCTTTCAAGGGATAACCGGCCATTTAATCCCTCCTCTCTATAAAACTAGCCCGGGATTGGCGCGCCTGTACCAAAAGAAAGTAGCGAAGCCCGCACTTCTTCGCGGTTATACGTTTTCTTTAACCGCACGTCCCTGAATACTGAACATCGAGTATTCCCCTCTTTTTACCTTTTCGAAGATTCCATCATCTTCGATGTAAAACCCTAACCACCAACCTTGGTGTAAGGCATCTTTCTGTAGACCCATAGCTTCCAGTTTGGATGGTGTGACTGCAAGGGATTCCACTAGTTTACCCACCGACTCACCTTCATGCATGACTCCTGACTCCCGAAACTGAAGGTTAAATACGTATGCTGCAGTTTCTAAATCGTCAGGATCGATGATATCACCGCTGTGGTCAACTACTTGTTCTCCGCTCTTGTCAATACTTACATATGCCCATCCAAAAACTAAGTTCTGGTCAGCATCTACCTTAACAACCTTACCTTCGACCTCGTTGGCTGTCATCCAAACATCACCATCTTTCTTCCAACCTTCTGCAGTAAGAGCTGCCCACGCGATTTGAGAAGCAAATTCTTTTTCTTGGTACTGCTCGTAAGCCGTGTTATACGCTCTACGCCATAACGACTGTGCTTCGCGTGGTAAATCTCTTCTAACTTGTGCAGGTAGGTCATTGTTCCTGGTGTACATGACACTACAACCTTTCTAACGCTTCGTTCATCATTCTACCGTCGTCAAGTGCAGAGTCCGTACCAGTGGGGTGTCCTTGCCCATTGTTACTGTTAAGCTGCTGCTCCAGAATTTGTAATTGGTAAGCCCTGTCTTCTTCTGACTGATTTTCGACGCTCGGCATACCGGCAATGCTTCGGAAGTACTCCTCTAAATCCGTATCTGGGAAGAGCGGCATCTTCGCTCCTGCCAATGCCTGGATATACCGTGCTAAATCACTCAGGTCAGGTGCAACCACTTCGCCCGGCTCTAGCCTGGGGTAATCCCGGATACCTGGGAAGATATTCAGCTTGAAGAGTCTTGGGATCGCATATCGATTAAATACTTCTGCAATCGCGTATGTTATAGACTCCAATGCTGCACCCAGCAACCCTCTCTTGACGTTAGCTAACGCAAAGCTACCTACCTTATCTGCGCCTAACATGATGATATCCGCTAATAGGGTGATAGCGATTCGTTGATCGTACCTATTGATGATCGCGTTGGTATCAAACTGGCGCCTGCTACCCGAGGATAAAAGTTGCAAGCTCCACTCATGCGGAAGAACGACACCCTCGTTTTGATCTCGGCGAATATTTCTTACGAGATTCTCAGCGCGATTCCTGATACTCGTTGCGATCTCATCCTTAGGATTCCAAATGTCAACACCTTCGGGTGTTTGTAGAACTGGTAGACCAGCTAAGTCACGTTCTATACCGATACCCTCGATCTCCTCAATATGCTTCTTGAAGTACCAAGGCCGGTACGCGTTACGTAGCATGGATCTACCTTCAGGGTTATTGTACCTATACTTAGTTCTAAAGAGTAAGGACTTTTCCATAGGTAGCACACGAACTTGGTAATCGGGTGGCGGGTATTGCACTGCCGCCAGGATACCGTGGTCTTCCTCATCGAAGACCCAGCTCTCAATAGTAGATTGCGCCCTTCCAGGCAACCTCCGCCACCCGATTCGGTTATCGTCGTACTTACTTCTAGTCCGTGGATCTCGAGTGTCGCCTCCGCGAATCTTGTAAACTTCTTCATGCCAGGCAAATCCGTAAGGTAGCATAGTGAGGATCTCAGCTACAGTGTCGTTCCAGGATGTGGACATGTCGTCCATGCAACTTTTGAGGAACTGTGCTGCCTCTTGGTCAACAGTTTCTGAACTTGCAGGTGCAACGCGCCAATTGACTCTACGGATAAGTTGCTCACACACGTAAAGTACAGCACCAATAACGGGGTCGTTAGACTCCATTTCTTGGTAAATCTTTGAAGCGCGAGGCCACTGAAGTTGAGGTAAGAACTCTTCTTGCACATACCCTACGTATCGCGTTAAACCTGGGGATCCATACTCCGCAAAGTTTGGAGCGACACGTTCAGAGTCTGCAATCTGGAGCCCTAAATCCTTTTGCAGTTCCTCGTTGTTTTGGTTTCGATCTTGGTTTTGTTCATTTGCCATGGCAATTCACTCCTACCTATAGAAGCCCATTACTTCTACGTCATCGTAATCCCCGCTGCTGACGGTTAGTGTAACATTTCCGTCGGTGTCATTGTAAAAGCGGGTTGAGAAAGGTCCAATGAGGATCGTATCCTCACCAGGTACACTTACTTCTCTGTCGTCTAAGTCAAGGTCCGAATCAAATGTTGCAGGTGTTTCGATGGTTACTGTGATTGATTCTGCGGTAGTGTTCTTCATGAGTAACAGGACATTCCCGTTATTCTCGAACTCCAAACCGCCATCTCCGATCGCTTCTTTGTGTTCGCTGAATTTTTTCTCGTCGTAAGATTTGGTTGTAACAATGCTAAGTGACAATGGGTTTACCTCCCTTCTTTGTTTTATTTGTTTTGTTGGTTATCTACACCTGAATTTGTGTAATTCATCAGGTGAACTCCCTTATTTCTCTCGGTGCAGCGATGTGTAAAACTCCTCTAAGTACCACTCGTACTTCACCTGTACCTGAGTTTCTTTTGAGTCTGATAACGTAATCCGTGTTGGCTTCGAGACGTATAGCCCAACTTGTTAACGCGGATACACCAACAGTTCTAGCACCTACTCCATCTTCACCAGGTTCCCAAACGAAATATCTAAGGGTTCCCGTGTCTGTTATCGAGGAATCTGTGTAGATTACTGCTGGTACTGGTGCTGATGCGTTAATAGCCTCTTTGCTGTTAAAGAACGTTTCAAGTTCGGTGGGGTCTCCTGACTTAGTTATTGTATGACCCTTACGTAATTGAACTTCTACATCGTTATCTTTACAGGCTAACGTGATTCCGTTAAGAAAGATATCTTCATCTTTGACTTCGAGGTGGTAATCCAACTCTTCTGCATTATCGAATGTAGTATCGATGAAGAAGTCAAACACCTCACCCCTATTTACACGGGCAAGCATCTCTTGAGCTACCACTAGGAAACCGGACGCCGGGTCAATCAGGAAGTGCGTGAAAGCGTTGTTTACAATCTTAGTCCTCGACATTATTTCTTCTCCTCCCTCTTTCTTATGGGGTGAAAATCGACGATGTAGACTTTGTCTGCGTTCTTGTCGTAGAATGCGTTCTTGCGTCCTACGTCACCTAGTTCGTATCCATGTTCTCTTATTTGTATGAGAATCTCATCTCGTTTCCCTTTGATGTATTCCCATTGATCCTCACCGTAATCCTTGCCTTTCTTACCTGGTGCCTTTGGCATTATAAGGTAGTTTCCAATGTGGTAACAGGGTAGTATTCCATCTATGTACTGGGAGAGATAAGTCTGCATTTCCGCGATCTCCGCCAATCGTTTTTGGCTGCGTACCTTTTTATGCTTGGGTACTTTTACGACAAACTCGTCGAAGATATAGACTCGAAAGTACATACCTGAGTTGTCTACCGCGTTTCTGAGACTCATCCCAACCACACCGCCATCATGTCCGCTATGTGTAGTGCAGTGACAAGCTTATGCTTGTTCATCGCACCTGCGAGTGCTTGTTCTTCTTGGAACCCGTTTGCACCCCATCCTCCCATGTGCCACCTGATGGCGAGCGCTTCCTCGTCCGACAGGCGTACGCCGTGTTGTACCAAAAGAAAGACGCTTCTCTCGCCATGCCCGAACGGGAACCCGTCGTCCACCTCGTACGTCTCTATACGCTGCCAACGGCCATCTTCCATTCTCTTGTTCCTGTGAGTTTTCCGGTAGAAATTCACTTTGCACAGGTCATGGAACAAGGCGGTTTTTGCTATAGTCTCATCCTCTAGGTTCAGGAAGTGATGATAGTTTAATAGGCTCAACTTTGCGTACACCTTCAAGCTATGCTCAACTAGACCACCTTCGTATGCTTCATGGTATCTCGTGCTAGCAGGTGCTTCCCAGAAGTCGCTTTGGTTCTTATCGTTCAGGAATTCTAGGAGCTTTGGTGCTTCTTCCTTGATGGTCGTAGTACTCGTCAGGATATCCATGAAGTCCTCTTTATGCTGTTTACGTTGTTGTGGTGATAACGCCATTATTGCATCACTCCTGCATTTGGGTCTAGTGCTCTCCAATAACTACCTTCGTTCAGGATCTCATCCGGGATCGCATCCAGGTTAGCACTGGTCTTCAGCATTCTGAACGCGCCAGATAGTGCGTCTACTTGGTCGTCGTGGTAATCCTTGGTTGGGAACATGACAAGTTCGTCTAGTAAGCTAGAGTTCCAAGGAGCTTCTACAAGTTTGATGTACCCACGCTCAGCGGCACTGCTGACTGGGTTAGCACGTAGTACTTTTGATCCTGTTTCTCTATTTCCTCGCACTGCGTATCCCTTTAGGACATTACGTGCGTAGTAATCAATGAGGTGCTTACCTGCACTGCCGGGTTCCTCTTCAATGTAGACTGGGACACCGTAGCCGTCCTCTTCTTCAGCGGTTCTCTGGATGATCGCTTCCGTGGCTTCAGGTGTCTTACGGAAGTGTTTGACATCCAGAACATAATACATACCTCGCCATTCTCCCAGCAGGACTCCTGCGGTGTAATCAGGGTCCGTTTTCTGTTTTGTGTTTCCTTGTTTTGGTTCATCGCTGGCAGCGAGGTCCCAGTATCTAATCTTGCGCATGTATTGGGGTAGCTCGTAAGGTTGGATCGTCTTGAACCAGTCTTTGTTGAAGAGCTTACCCGTCTCTTTGACTTCCCAGTTCCCGTGACGTAGCCGTTCTCTGGTCACGGGATCGAGTTCCATCAAGGATTCCTCGTAGGACTCTCGATCCAGATACGGGTTGTCATCCAGGAAACTCGGGATAAATATACGCCCCTTGTCTCTCCCTTCGACTACGAACCTCTGCTTCACCCATTCTAGCCCTGGGCCGTCGGGGTTCCCGGCTCCTCTCATGCGGAGTGGGATCTCTTGCCGAGAAGCCAGCTTACGTAGTCGGCTGAATAAGTACTGGTACTGCGTCTCCATGAACTGGCACAGCTCGTCGAATCCGATGAACTGGAACTCGGCACTTTGGTATCTGTACTTATCGTTCTCACTTTCTAGGTACCCAAACGTTATAGTGGCTCCGCTTGGGAACATGAAGGACTTGTCCTTTTCAGACCAGTATACTTCTTTTTTCCAAACCCAGGGACTCAGCCACTCCTTCGCCCGGTCCATGATAGCGCCTGGTAGGCTCAAGTCCTGGAAAGTACGTCTTAGGAGGAGCGCACGGTAACTTGGGACATCTACGTATTGTAGGGCAGCCATCAGGAGTGCGTCACTCTTGCCGCCCCCAGCCGCTCCTCCGAAGAAGACCTCTTTGTTATCTACCAGTAGGAATGCAGCCTGCTTGGGTGTCGGGTAGTGAGGGACGTATTTGGTCATCTTTGGAGTTGTGATGTCGTCGAGCTTGTTCAGGGTTGCCCGATCCATGGTCATGGCTGTCTTTCCTCCTTTGTTCTTATTTGTCTAGTCGATGTACTCGTCTTCTTCTTCTTCTTCTCTTGGTTCTGGTTCGATGTCGACTACGTTGTTTGTTGTCGGTGTTGTCGGTGTTGTCGGTGTTTCGTCGATTGCACCGGAATCGTGCAGCGTTCGTAGGATTGCACTGATACGCTGCTCGCGCGTGCTTGTACCAGAAGAAAAATCATCTGACGCGTTAGCGCCGGCTCCGTTCGCGGTGCCTGTGTGGTTTGTGGCGTTGCTGCTAGGGCTAGGTGTGTTGTATTGTTGGTTGATTTGGACCCAAGGTCTGCGGTCGGTGTGTTCGCTGTAGCCTTGATCTTGGTTCTCTGGTTTGTCTTTAGGGAGACCCAAGCTTAGGCGTTCCAGTTCGACGGCGGTGTTCAGTAAGTTCAGGGCCGTCTTAGCGTCTAGGTGTTCAGCGTTCTCTTCGAAGTACGTTACGGCTTTGTCGAAGAGTTTTCTTGCTGCCTGTTGGTGTGTATTGTGCATGAGCTGGCGGTCTGCTTCTCGTTGTGCTTCCAGCTCACGTTGGCGTTGTTTGTCGTACTGCTCGGCACGTTGTTTCCAGTGGTACATCTTTGCAATGGTTTTGATGACGCGTCGGTCAGTACCTGTGTGTTGTGCTACCTTTGTGATTGTCCGTAGTGAGGATTGTTCTCCGTTGCTGGTAGTGTTGTTGTTGTAGTTATTGAGTTTCTGGTATTGTAGATCCCGGTAGTGTTTGAACAGATTGAAGTACTCTACGCACTCACCTTCGAGTCTGTCCCAGAACGGGTGTCCGCTGTGGGTCAGTGCGTATCCTTCAAAGTATGTCAAAGGCACGATCGCCTCTGGGATATCACTGGGGACTAGATCTTCCGTTGCAATGTCATTACGGGGGTGGGTTGCTAGCATCATCTGGACGGGGGTGGGGTCTACGTATGCTAGTGGATCGCCCTCGGGGGTATGCATCACTTTCTTCTGCAGGGCGACGATAGCATCTGCAGTGTGTTGTAGTGCGGATATTTTGTTGTTAGTCCACACCGTCAGTGCTGTAGATTCCATAGTATCACCTTTGTCTTTTGTAGATTTCTGATTTTATTATAACATATTTAACAGGTGGTTTTCAACCCGGTTTCGTATACTTTTTTTTTGCAACGTCGGAGAAAGTGGTTTGTCCGGCGGGTTCGGCTGAGGAGGAAAGTAATCTTTCGCCACAGGGTGGCTTGATGCTTTTTTAAATCGATTGTCGCTTAACTCTTTTTATTACTCACTACCCTTATACTCCATCTTATTCTTATTGCTGCGTTTCGTTTACGGTCCTGGTAACACCCTTATACGCTAGCTTATTATAGTCTCTGCTGTTCGTTTATAGATGGTTTTAAAAAATTTTTCAAATATTTAAAAAATTTTCTTTCTAAATTTTTTAAATATTTTAAAAATTAAATAAATATTTCAAATATTTAAAAAATTTTCTTTCCCAAATTTTTTAAATATTTTAAATATTTATTCTTAAAATAAATCCACTTACCACGGTTTTACTTCAATTAAAAAAATTATAAAAAAATAATATTTTTTTATAATTTTATCCATTCCTTATAATCAAAAAAAAATTTAATTTATTAAATTTTTTTACCTTTTAAAAAATAAAAAAAAAAAAAATTCTTTTTATTTTTTTATTTTTTTATTTTTATTTACTCTAACTTACGCTTGCTCCTAACTACTTCTTCTTCGCCTTATTCCTGGCTTTCCTTACCACACTATTAATAAAATTCGAATTAACGTACCCGTGCCCCAACTTATATAACTGTTCTCCAATTTCCGATATGCTCAAACCTTCATTATATAAGCGCCTTATCTCCGAACTCTTGCTTGTCTCATCATCCTTCTTCTGCCTCAATTCCCGCTTGCTGCTTACCACATTATAAACAAAATTATACGTACATCTAACATCTCCCTCATTCAGCAAGTCTCTCACATCACCGATCCCAAATCCATAATCATACAACGCCACCATACCTCTGCTCTTACTCAAATTCCCCTTACTGCACTCCTCCACAATATTTTCCACATCCACCACATTCACGCTTGTCTCCAACCCTAACGCCTGCACCTTACCTTCAACAAACTCTCTCATTTCTGCCTTCCTCCTTTAAAATATAATTAACTACACCACCAAATTAAAATAACAACAAAATTAAAAAATCAATTAAATATATTATAAATTTAAAAAATAATTTAAAATCTATAATCAAAAAAAAAATCTTTAAATATTTTAAAAATTTTCTTTTCAAATTTTTTAAATATTTAAAATTTTTTTTTTATCCTTAATCATTTTAAATTATTTTTTAAATAATAAAATTTTCAATTTTATTATCCTTAATATTTAATTTATTTTTTAATTTAATTTTTCAAATATTTAAAAAATTTCGTCCTAACATAACTCCTTACTTAAATTAATTCTAACCCGACTAACTATTTCTCTGAGCTGATTTACATTTAAATTTTTTAAATATTTTAAAAATTTTTTATTTTATACTCCAACCATTTTTATTAAATAATTAAAAAACAATATAAAAAATTTTATTAAATTATAAAATTCTTTTCATTTTATAATTTAATAAAATTTAATTTATACATATTTTAATTATTTAATAAAAATCCCTAATCCCCCTAATTTTTTAAATTATTAAAAAATTATCTCTTTTATAATTTTTTAATAATTTAAAAAATTTTTAATTTTTAAAATATTTAATAAAAATTTTCTTTTTAAATTTTTTTAAATATTTTAAAAATTAAAACTATTCCAATGAAACAAATTGCGAAGCAATTTGATCCGAGGTTTGTAAATACATACGCGATCGTGAAGCGATCGCAACCATGACTTCAGCTGTGTACCAAAAAAAAATAGAGGGCAGCTCCACTAAGTAATAGTTAACAATTATAATTATATATAATTAAATAATAATTACGAATTACAATTATTATTTAATTATATATAATTATAATTATTAACTATTAACGATACGATCTCGGGGACTCCGTTTGTGTTAGCAGTACAGCCGCGCAGCGAACTCCCCCCTCGCCGCCCATAAAACCCCGGCCCATATAAACCTCCTCCGCCCATAAAACCCCCGCCCATATAAACCTGGTACTACCTAGCTACGACGCTAACCCCCGCGTCGGCCCATAAAACCCCCGCCGGGATAAACCTCCTCCCACGGATAAAAAAGTTTTTAAAAGCCCTTGCTGGGCTTTGTGGGTTCCATATATAATTAAAATATAAAATAAAAAATGGTACCCCATAGGGTACCGGTAAGGAGGTAACACCATGTTTGGTAAGGAACTAACCCCGGAGCAGCATAGGTTATTGGAGGAAGCGGATGACCACGCGGACAAGGTTTAC